GGCCGCAAGTCGGGACAACACCGGAGCCGATATTTTTCGACTTCGGCGCAAGCGCGGTGAGGCCCGTCAGCGCGGTGGTCGAAAAACCGATCATCAAACCGACCGCCGCAATATTTGCAGAGGCGACCACCTGCGCAACGCCGACCTTGTCGAGCACCGCGTTGAAGCCATTTCCGAACGGGTTATACAGAACCAGCCCGGTATAGGTCAGCGCGAACGCGGCCGTAGTCGCCTGCGAGGCCTGGTTGGCGCCACCAAAGCGGGTCTTGCGATAAGCCGCCTCATAGGCGCCGCCATGCAGATCCGATCCGATCAAGTCGCCCATATTGCCGAGGCGGACCGCCTGCGGTGTGCCGTTGCCGAATGAGTTTGCGCCAGGTGTTGCGCCGACGACGCCGGCGATATTCATAGCCATGTTGCAGTCCTCCTTAGTTGAAGATCTCAGGATTGTTTCGATAATCGGCGGGCTCGCCGATCGTGTCAGTGCCCATTGAAACCAGGGCAAAGAGGTACTGCGTTTGAATGCGTTTCTCGGCGAGGATCTGCGACAGCAGGTCGACCATCGCCTGGCCGTCGAAGCCTTGCGAGTTGTCGCGCGTGCTCAAAAATGGCTGCTTCGTATCTTGTACGATTCCTTCCTGCGCGAGACGCAGGCGGCCTTGGTTATCGGAGAGTATGCGGCGAACAAGCACCGCACCGCCGCCGATTCCGATCGTTCCGCTATCAACCGCCGCGATTGCTAGAGGATTGGACGTTGGTGCGGCGGCATTGATATTTGCGCCGCCAACTACCGTCGTTCCTGCAACGCCCGCAGTCGGCGGAGCGGTTCCGCCAACCTGCGAAATATTCACGCCGTTGTTGGTCACAAGCTGCAGCGGTGCGGGCTGTTGTCTTAGATACGCTGTAACAGATCCGACGCTGGCCGAGACGATGCGGATGTAGCGACCTAAGCATGGGAACACGAGAATATTTCCAGCCGAGATTGAGCTAGTGTATGCCTGCGCGCTTCCCGCCCCGACCAGTCCAACCCATGTCGAACTATCATTTGACGTAGTGATCGCCGCCGACATGCCGCCTGGATTTGGTGCATGCAAACTAAGCGACTGGTAGCCCTGCGTGTCGATGATGAACGTATCGCCGATCCGGTTCGACGACAGAAAAATCGGCGCCGGAGCATCTGACGGGATCGCAGCGCCGCGCAAATCAGCCTTCGGCGCGTTCAGCACCTTGACGTTGAATCCAAGTCCGCTGTCGTCCGCAATCACTTGTTCGAGCAGGTTCACGCCGGCAAAGTCGCCGTTGGGATCGCCGACTAGCGTGGAATAACTCGGATCCGTGTCGGTTGTTGACGCAACCAAAACCGCGCCACTTTGCGGCGCCGGGAAATTGTCCACTGACACCGATTGGCCGGACCAGCTCACATTGATGCCGCCGAGCAGAGTTTCGGCAATCTTGCGCAACCAGCCGATCAACCCCGACGCAGACGCGGCCAGTGCTGGCGGCGCGGCGCCGGCTGATCCGGTGGCGGCGATGATCACCGCATCGGTGGCGGCGCCATCCGGCAGCGGCAGCGCGGCCGCGCTGATTGGTTGCTCGGCTGGAAAATTTCCGACCGAGACCGGCAACGGGTGATCAACCGACACCAGCGATTCACCAGCGGCGCCGCCGGCGTCGAGCGCGACCACTTGAGTCTTGACACCAACGCGATCGATATCGCGAACGACGTCGCCAGTTCCTGGCAATTGCGTATTGTCGGCCATGTTTTGGCGCCTTGTATCAAGCGACGCCGCGTGATGCGGCGCCGCGCCTTACTGGCACGCCCTATTCGCCGGCGACCGGATCGCTGGCGCCTGGCGCAGCTTGGCCACCGCCTTCGCCGGTCGCGGCGTCGCCGATGATTGCGGCAGCTGCCGCCGCCGCTGCCGCCTCGGCATCGGCCTTAGCCTGGCGCGCCGCCTTGGCCTTGCCCTTGCTGGTGTCGGCCTTGGCCTGTTCGACCGCGGCCAATTGATCCTCGAGCGCAGCCTCGTCATCGGCGCTAAGCGCCCGGGCGCCGCCGATTTCGATCTGGCGCGCGGCCTCGAGATCGTCGAATTCGCCGATATCACCTGGCGCCAGCGCGAGGCCGATGGCGCTGGTGTGATAGGCCAGCATCAAAACTCTAGTCATGACAATTTCTCCGGTTTGGTCGCAACAAAGCCGCCACAACCGCCAGGTTTTTGCCTGGCGGTTGCTTTGAGCCGCGCGCTTTAGGATGCGGCGTTGACGAACAGTTTCACCGCGCCGCCGACGTCGATCAGATTGCCGCCCGATCGCAGCCAGGCCAGGAAACCGACCTGCCCGAGCTTGGTATATGCGGAATCCGTAAACCGGAACATTTCGACCTGCATAACGTCGCGGATTTTGTAGAACGACAGATCACCGAATGCGATCGACTTGGCCGAGGCCGCCATGGCGGCAACGTCCTGGTTGATCTGGATCGGATAACCAAGAAGCGTATCGGGCGCGCCACCAGGTGTGCCGGTCTCATAGCCCGGCGCAAAGATCGGCCGCGACTGACCGTCCTTGATCTTGCGGATCACCTTGACCGAGGAGTCATTCATCATGAACCGGCAATTGCCGAGCGCGCGATAGGCCGGATCGACCGAATGCACCAGGTCAACCAGCGAGTCATAGATGATCGCGGTGACCTGGCTGGTGGTGTTGGCAGCCGTGACGCCGGCGGTCGCCGCGGTGATCAAGCCGTTGGGCTGGCTCGAGCCGGTGCCGGTGGTGAAATGCGTGTTGGTGATGCGGCCGAGCCGGGTGATCAGGCGGTTGCGCACGAAAGCCTCGACGTCGATCTGGCTGTCCTGCAACAGTTCGAACGGCACCGCGACGATCTTGGACGAATACTTATAGACCGGCAGCGCCAGCGTCGCGAATGACGGATCTGCGCCGGTTGCGGTGGTGTTCTGATCGATGATTTCACCGGTTTCCGAGGTGCCATCCGAGGTCGGAAAATTCAGCGGATTGCCGGCCGAGGTCTGCAGCACTTCGGCGACTGAGCGCATGCCGCCGAACGCCTTCAAAGCGTCGAGTACCGAGGCCGCAACCTCGCTTTGCACGGTGTAGCCACCCTGACCAGGCGTCGAGGTCGACAAGGTGTTGTAGACCGAAATCAATTCCTCGTTCGATAGAGCCTTGTCGCCACCGCGCAGCCATTTGGCAAACATCTTGGCCTGCGGCGACTTCTGATCATGCGCCAGGCGGTCAGCGCGATCGGCGATATTGTCGGCCGACAGCGTTTCGATCGCGAGCGCGTTAACGGCCTCGATCCGGGAAATCTGCGCGCTCAATTCCTCGACCTCGGACATGCCGGCATCATAGAGCGGCGTATCGGTCGCCGCGTTCCAGGAAGGCTTGGCGACCAGTTCATTCAGCGCCTTGGCTTTTGCCGCGCGCTTGGCTCGGAGTTCTTGCAGGCTCATGGCCTATCCTTTCAGACATAGAGGATCGCACCGCACCGGAATGGCCGCGGCGGTTTTCTGACTTTCGCGCGGCGCGCTTAGGCAGTGATGGTGAGCAGACGCGCAGCGTGGATGCGCAGGCGGCGCTCGAAATCGTCGTCCGAACTATCAACGATCGGCGCCGGCGCCGGATCGCCTTGCGGCGCAGGATCTGATTGCGGCGCCGGCTTGGCATCGCGCAGCGCCTGCGGCGCGTGGTCGAACACCGAGAAATCCCAGGCCCGGGTTGCGCTCGCGCAAGAGGTCTTTTGCTGGTCGCCTTGCTTGGAATTGTGCGGCGCGGCCTCATCGGCCAGGCCGGCGTCGATCGCCTCTTGCGCCGTGAACCAGGTTTCGGCATTCATCCAATCGGCAAAGCACTGAGCATCCTTGCCGGATTTCGCCGCGTAGCTCGCCGCAATGGTGCCGTCGATCTTGGCCAACAGATCCGCGGTTTTGATCAGCGCATTGGCGTCGCCGCCGACCACGGTCCATGCGTTGTGAATCATCATCAACGCGGAAGGCGCGATCACGCATTTTTTTGTGGCAACCGCGATCACGGATGCAATCGAGGCGGCGACGCCGTCAATATGCGCGATCACCTCACCGCCCGAATATTCGCGGATCGCCTGGCATATCGCCGAGCCGCCGAACACGTCGCCACCAGGGGAATCGATCCGCAGATGCACGTCGCCGTTCATGCCGGCCAACGCCTTGGCGAAACTTTCCGGCGCGATGCCGCAGCCGTACCAATCGGCCTCGGCCTGCGATCCGACAATCACGTCGTACAGATAGACCGTATTGCCCTCGGCGCGGATCGCCTGGCCGCGCTTGGCATTGGCCTTGAAAAATCGCTCGAGCCGATTGCGGATCATGGGTTGGTTTCCTGCGGTTGTGGATCGGAGCTGGCCGGCGTCGCGGTGCCGGGATTGACGCCAAGCGCCTCGCCGGCGGGATCTTTCTTAAGCCGCAACACCGCGCGCGCCTCGTTAACGCGCATGATTGCCGGCTCGCCGGCGCGGCCGATCGCGACCCGCAAGGATTCCATCAACGTCTTAGTGTCGGCGCGTTCCAGATCCGACGTGTCGAATTCGGCGATGCGGCTTGCGGTTCGAAACAGCTTGCGATTGATCTCGACCTCGAATTTGTGCAGGTGCTGGCGCAGCGCGTAGCGCACAAAGCCTTTGCCCATCGACTCGATGCCGGATCCGAAAGAGGTTGTTTTTTCGTTGGCGCCAATCATGAACGGCGGCACGCCATAGGCGCGTGCGATTTCCTCGATCTGGAATTGTCGCGTCGCCAATAGCTGCATGTCGCTGGCCGAGATCGACCATGTTTTGATATCAAGCCCGCCCTGCAGCAACATCGGGCGGTGTGCATTGTTTGGCGAGCGATGCCGCGCATCGATCTGCGCGATCATCTCTTCTACTTTTTCCGGGCTGAG